AAACTTGGCGCTCTGATCGTCAAGTACGACGAGATTAACGGCGAGAAGTCTGCGGAGATGTCCGAAGCGAAGTCCGATTACGACTCGATCATATCGAAGTACCAGCAGGAAAACGAGCAAGGCACTCGCGCTGCATTGGAGTCGGCCAATAAGACTTGGACAAAGGTCAGCGAGAACGCTCGCGCTTTGGAAATCTTTGAGCCGCGTGAGAACGACGAGGAATGGAATACGGAGCTGACTGGCCGACTTAGCCTCGCGCAGCAGATCTTCAACGGCGAGAACAGCGAAGAAGACCTCGCCAAGGCCGCTCTTTGGGCCGCTGCCGCACCTAAATACCGCGAGCTTCTCTATGCTCAGGTCGAGGTAAACAAACGCCTGCAAGCGGAACTAGCGAAGTATCGTGGCAGCGAGCCGGGAGTTAGTTCGAAGGCGACGAATCCCGGCTTCAAATCGGCCAATGTAAACTCTGCCAAGAGCGAGGACTTCGTTGCGAGTGTCTTGAAGTCGTTAGGACGCTGAAACAATTATCCCCCGATGGTTTCTTAGCCACCGGGGGATTTTCGTTTCAATCATTTACCTCGATAAGGACCGCTACCGCTCGGAACCGGCTTTGCAACCGGCTTTACCGGAGGCTTCGGAGGCGGCGACTGTTTGTAAGGTCCGCTTCCGCTAGGTCGTGAGAGAGGCGGTGAACCTTTGTAAGGTGCGTTATGGCTCATTCAATCCTTTGGCAATGCATACCAGCCCTCATGGATGGTAATTCGGTTCTTACTACGCACCGTTTTGCCGCTGGCGTCAACAGTCCACACTCGCGCCTTAACACTCTCAGCGAGGCGTACAGGCTCACCGTGGGGGACGTAAATCACCCTGCTCGCGCAGCTCACGCTCATGCTCGCGCACACGATCAAGAAGACCGCGCTTAAGATCAGGTTGCTTCTTAGCATCTTCGCTCGTCGTGTCCTTGGTCGTCAGCGAATGAATCCAGATGACCAGCTTCATCACCAAGTCGGCCAGGAAGTTCATTCCGTCTGTTTGACGGGTGCGGCAGCGGCTGATTGCTTGTTCTTCCAGATCGACCATACAGCGCCGATCAGAGTGACAGTCGCGCCAGCAATCTCGGCAACCTGATCAGCACTGGCCAACCCCTTGGCTACGAGGAAACCGCCGAGCGCGCTAAGACCGTGGCGGAGGAGGGATGAAATATTGGCGTTCATTTGTCGTTTTTGAGTTTGCGATAGAGTTCGACTGCTTTCACGGCGCATGTAAGAAGCGCGGCGAACGCGCCAAGTGCCAATGAGGCAGTCTTGAGATTCGGATCGGTAAATACCGCGTTCCCCAGAATGCCGATGGCCGGACCACCGACGCCTATTGAGATGTCTCGAATGAAAGCGTGGTGGTCCGTCATCGTGCGTGGCTGTTAGTTGGCGGCAGGAGCCTGCTGCTTAGCCGAATCGAGGATCAGATCGTAGAGAGGAAGTCCGGCTTTCACATTGTTGATGTTGCCAGCCTTCATCCCGATTTCCACGAGTTGCAGCAGTGTGTTGGTTTGTTCGAGGGTCAGCTCAATTTTAATCATGCCGCCGGAGCATCGGTGACATCCTGAACTGGCGCAACGATTTCCTGCGCCGAAGACGGCTCGGAATCGGCCTGCGTCACCAAAACCGGCTCAACCTGAGGCAGCATCGGAGGCACGATCATCACCACCGGCACCCACGGCAGCGGAGGAGCGATGATCGGCGGGTTGATCTGGTCAGCGATCTGCTGCGTGACGTTGGCTTCGATGGCGGTCTTGTCCACGCCGTTGGCGAAGCACCATCCCAGTACCTGATCCTGCGTCAGATCGGGATACGGAGTAAAGGCCTCCGTAGGAGGCGCGAACGACGCGCTGCCGTAGCAGGTGCCGCTGTAGGTGCCATCGGTGCCATTGCAACGCCAGTCGGCGGTGATGACAACGTCCGTGAGACTGCCTTCGGTCGGCTTGACCAACAGGCGTTCGATGATCCAATAGATGTTCATGGTGGTATGGATTAGGCGATTTTGATGGTTCCAGCGTCATTCCACAATGTGCCAGCGGCAAGACCAGCAGATGATGTCGGAATGTTTGCAATAATCACACGGGTTGTGGTGGTTGCATGATTCCAGAGCACTTGAAAACCGTTTGAGGCTCCAATAACTTGAGCCGCAAAAATATTTCCATCAGCACCTGAAGCAACAGCGGATTGCAACCGATAACTCGGCGTAACCCCCACGCCGACGTTGCCGCCATTCGGCTGGAGATTGAGGTCGTAATAAGCACCAGTCGTGCTATTCCGGCTTTGAACCCAAGGATTGCCTGCGCTGTTGACACCAAGTTCAAGGCACAGGTTCCCACCAGCCGTATCAGTGATTACAAGCGCACCGTTCGGAGTGGTTCCACCGGGAGTCTGACTGGATTTGTTGACTGTAAGCCTAGTAATTGGACTCCCCCCCACGCCCAGCCCCGTGGAGTTCAGGGTCATGGCGGTGCCAGCGACTCCGCCGACGTTCTGCCATGTAAAGATGCCGGTCGATCCGATACTCAACCGTGTTGAGCTATTGTGTCGGATGTTGAAATTGTCGTTTAAGATATCAACAAGAATACCAGCGTAAGTCGGAACCGTATTGGGTCCGAAATACAGGTTTGCTTGATCCGATCCAGCAATCGAGTTGTCTGTAATGTAGACACTCGGGTTGTTTGAAGAAACCTGAAAAACATCAATAGGTGACGCAATCCCAATACCCACCCGATTGTTCGCCGAATCCACCTTCAGGGTGCTGGTATCCACCGTCAGATCGCCGGTGATGGTGGCGTTACCCGGAACAACGATGTTATTGCCGCTCGGCCCAACAGCCGTGTACAGCTCGGTAAAGTTGCTGTTCGTGTACTGGAAAGCCGTACGCAGCGGCGTTCCCGTCCCGTCATTGGGGGACGTTCCGACATTGATGGTTTGCTGTGCCATATCGAATTAAATGATTTGGTTTCGGGTTACAGAAATTCGGTCATGTCCGCCGTGATGATCGTGCTATCAGCCGTAATCACCGTGTTATCCGCCGTGATATCCGCATTTCCGCCAAGAGTCGCAGCCTCCCAGAGTAGGCCAATCTCCAGCAGATTACGCTCGCGCGGACTCTTGCACGAAGCGCCGTAAGCCTCAGAAATCAGGCTGTAGGCTTGTTCGCAGGAGATGGTAGCCATATCAGATGATGATGAACCAAGCGGTTCCGTTGCTCATTACCGTCACACCAGCCCACTGAGAACTCAGCGTGTACGTCGTCGCACCGTCAATCGTCTCAGACGCATAACCGTCAACAACCACGTTGTTCGCACCGGCATTGATCCGCTTGAACACATAGATCCGACCCGGAACCAGCGCAGCCGGAGGCAACGTAATTGTCACAGCGCCAGCCGTTGAATCACAGAGCAGGAGATAATCTCCACTCTGAACATTCCCCGTCGTCTCAACGCTACGATACGTTCCGCGCGTCGCGCCACCGCCCTGGAGATACGTCGCAATGCGATTCTCCAGAGCCAGCTTGGCCAGCTCAACCTCCCACGGAGAACGACATCCCAGCGATGCCGCCTCATTGATCAGCGTCTCAGCCTCATCGCATGTGATAATCGCCATATCGTTTTCCCCTAATTATCAGGCCATCGGACCAGCGCCGCGTCGCATCACCTCGGCGATGAATCCGCCGCCGCCGGGAGCAGACTCCTCCATCTCCTCGCCCTCCTCGTACTCCTCCTCACCACCCTCGCGGTCGGCCATCTTCTTGCCCTTCGACTTCTTCTCGTAGCCAGGAATCGCCATGCCATCAATCTCGATGACCTCAGCCTTTCCGCCCTTGCCAAGAACGATAGTCGCCATCGTCTGGAAAGCCTCGCCTTCCTTCAGGTTCTCGGGAATTTCAACGCCTTCGGGGATGGTAAAAACCGGCATGAAGGGAGCATCACGCCATGGGCATTGGTGTCAAGGCTAATGCGCTATGCGAAAAACCCCCCACCAGCCTTTCGAGCCGATGAGGGGTTGCCTCGTGTAGAGGCATCGTAAACAACCAACCTACGAGTCAATCCGGTCGATACGTTCGTCCGATGATGCGTCGATGGCAAGGGGCATTTTATCGCTCTTGAGCAAATTCTCCAGCGCCTCAAGCGGTTGCAGATTCGTCCAATGACTCAAGCCCATAACCTCCTCGGGCGTCGTTCCGCTGGCCAATGGAATGCGATGATCGACATGCCAATGACTGCCGTAATTCTCCCAAGTCATTCCCGGCTTGAATTGCTTCTCCAGATGAGAACGCAGGAAATCAGGTGTACACCCGACAATCTCAAACGTGGCCGACCGTCGCGTTTTCTTGCTGCCGAGATAGGCACGAACTGAGCCGCGAATGGCGTCCTTGAGGCGCATAAGCGGGTCGTTTCGGCGTCTCTCTCGCAACTTATCCATGATTTTGGAGTGGTTTGCGACAGCATATCGCCTCTGCCAGCGACGCGCTCGTTCTCGATTTTTAGCGCGGTATTCGTTTTTCTTTTTCTTAAAGTACTCAGCGTTTTTCTTCTGATATTCTGAGTTTCGCTTGTTGTTTCGCTCGCGGTTCTTGGCGTGGTTCTCCTTCGACTTCGCTTTGTAGTACTCCTTGTTCTTCTCGTACTTCTCAGCCTGCTTGATGCGGATAGCCTCCGCGTTCTCCGTCGTGTATCTGACCAGACGCTCCTTATCGTTGGCCATCTTCTCCGCGAATCGTTCTGGCGTCAGCCACTGATATCGCTTGTTTCCATCCTTGTCCTTCCAGGTGTAACCCCAGCAGACAAGCCCATCCTCGCGTACGTCGCCACGTTTTGGCTCATTGTCCATGCGATGTGAAAATACTCCGCACGATCAGTCCGTCAAGCGTGGACACAAAAAATCCGCAAACCCTTTCGGATCTGCGGATTCTTGCGTTTTGCTCAGGAAATCAGGAACAAATTACTTGGGTCAAAGCTCCGGTGCAACGGCGGAAAATAATCGTCATGCCCTGCGACGGGAAGATTGGCTCCGACGCGTGAACGAACTCAGCGTAATGCTGGCCCTTCTTCTCCAGAGGATCGGCGCAATCCACATCGAGCTTGTAGGCACCAGTCACCCACTGCCACTCGCCCATGTAGTTGGTCGGCATCCAGCTCAAGTCGCCAACCCGGTTCACGGGGCGGACGATGTGAGACTTGAAGACGTACGGGGTGACGATGAACGCAGCCTCGTACGGAGCGGTCGTCCAGCTCGGGTTGACGCTGAACACCGTACCCTTGGTGCCGCTGGAGCTGGTGAACGGCTGAACCAGCGTGTACTTGCCACCGGCGTAGGTGAAGCGGGGCGGGAACAGATTCGGCACATGCCGGAAGTTTTTGATGACCCGATTCGCGCCAATGCGCTTGAGCAACTCAGCACCAGCGCCGCTGCCCTGATCGGCATAGCGCAAGTCATCGCGGAACGCGGGGTTGTTCTGAGCGATGCGCTGCGAAGCCTCCAAGCCGATGTACAGCGGGAAGATCGGGCCGTCGCTAGAGTAGCTGATGAAACCGGAGCTATCAGGATTGGTAGCACCATTGCGGATCAGCGTGGCGGCGGCGACATCCAGCATCTCCTGAGTCAGCTCGGAGGTGGACTGATTCAGGGCCTGACCGGCGGAACCGGCCTGAATCCAGGGGAACTCATTCACACCAGACGGAATCGTCTCGGTCTGGGTGAAGCTCGAATCGGCAATCGCCTTGATGGCGAACTTGGCGAAGGTGTTCTGATAGCGAGTCTCCCAGGTGCGCTGAGCGCGGATCGAGAGCTTCTCCAAGTACACCCGCAGGAACGCCTCGACGCGATGATCGAAGGTCAGATCATCCTTACACAGGAGCGGACCTTTGAGGGCGAAACGCTCAGGACTCCAGGTAACGGCATTGTAGCCGACCGGAACATCGTTGTAGGTGACATCGCAAGCGCCACCGTTTTCACCGCTGGCGAGCGTGATGGCCGACCACTCTTCAGCCGCAGTCGGCTCGATGGAGGTGGTGGTGAACGAGGTCTGGGTCAGGCCAGTACCCTGAGGATACTCGCCGCGCTCAATCATGTTGAGCCACATCGAGCGGTACGAGGCGCGCTTGTAAACGTCCTGAGCGAGCGACTCGGTAGCCACCGCAAAGGCGTTGAAGACATTGGGACAAGACATAAACTATGAAAAATTAAACCGACGTTATCTGAGTTATGGCTGGCCATCCATCCACCACACGGTGGCTGATTATCCAACCGCTTCCGATGCGGAGCGTCATTGCCGCTTAGACAGTTTTGCGATGGTTGACCAAGCCTCCGCCTTGCTTAGGGTCGTTACGCGGGATGGAGCGATAGAAACGCTTATCGCGTCAATTAAAATGTGTCGTCCATAGGGTTGGCCACCAACTCCGATTGGATGGCGGCGTACGAGCGATAACCCTTAATTGTCTCGATCCGATGAGGCGCGATA